ATCCATCAAGCCTGCTGCGCCTAGATGCGATGACCAAGGCCCGCGTCCAGTTGACGCAGATCCAGTCGGGCACGCGCAGCCCGAATGAGGCTAGAGCGCTGGATGGCCTCCCCCGTTACGACGGTGGCGACGACTTCGTGCAGGCGCTCCCAGGCGCGCCGATGGACTCCTCTGCCCAGTCGGTGGGTGTTGACACCGACCCCACTACCCCGGTTCCAACCAATGGCTGAAACCTACCGACCGCCCAAGGCGGCACGCGCAGAACTTGACCTCCCTGCGTCACTGACGGCTGACGAGGTTGCGGACCTCCGCACCGCGGGCGGCGAGACAGGGCGGTGGGCTAACGCCATCGTCGATGGCCTGCGCTCTCGCACAACGATCAAGGAGTTGTATATGCACCAGCGCGCAGAGGGTCTTGACACCCCCCTACCAGACGCTCTCGCCGCCCTCATGGGCGAGGAGTTTGAGCTTGCCGAGTCCTACCGCGTGGCCTTTGATATCGCCACCAGCGCGGGTCAGCAGGGAATCGCCAACTTCCTCGCCGAGCGCCAAGACGCTCACGCCCTATGGGCCTGGCATTTGCGCGCATCCCTTGGAGTCGCTGAGGTCGGACAGTCCCCTGCGTTGGACGCCATCGTCGTTGACGACACGGCAGAGGAGGACACGGAGATGCACGACGACATGGAGCAGAACTCAGCGAGCGCCGATGACATTGAGGCGCGAAAGTCTGCGCTGGAGTCATGCGAGAAGCGATCCTTCCTCACCGAGGTGCGCGCCGACCGCAAGGAGGACGGCAACGTCACTATGCGCGGGTACGCCGCAGTCTTTGACCAGGAGGCAACCGGGCTGCCCTTCCGTGAGGTCATCCGCAGGGGAGCCTTTGCGGAGTCCCTCAGCCGTGGCGACGAGGTGTATCTGCTGGTCAATCACAACATTGACGAGCTTCCCCTAGCGCGCCGATCCTCTGGGACCCTTACCGTCTCCGAGGACGATCATGGGCTCCTTGTGGAAGCGGACTTGGATCCAACCAACCCTCGCGCCGCTGAGTTGATCTCGGCCCTATCGCGCAACGATGTGTCTGAGATGTCGTTTGCCTTCCGCGTCCCCAAGGGGGGCGAGGTCCGCAACGAGGATGGCCTGCGCGAACTGCGGCAACTCGATCTCTTTGAGGCATCCGTGACTACTTGGGGTGCATACAACCAAACGGACGTTGGCCTGCGGTCAGCAGAGATCAACGACGACACCTTGGTGCTGGCATGGAAGCGCGCCGCACTGCGACTGCGTCAGCAGTCCCTCTAATCCCCTGACCCTGCATCAGGTTCGCCCCCGGCGCATCGGCCCCGGCGGCTCATTTCACACAACCAACCAAAGGAGATTCCAGATGTCTAGCATGCTGGATTCGCTCGTGGAGCAGCGTGCGGCACTCGCCGCCGAGGCCTCGGCACTCCTTGACGGTGAGCCGACATCAGAGGCTCTGGAGACCGTTGAGGCGCGTCAGTCCGACATCGCTGCGCTGGACGAGCAGATCACCAAGGTGGAGGCCACCGAGGCCCGCGCCGCCGCCATCAACGCCGCCAAGGCTGACGCGGGTGCTGCCATGACTGGCAGCGCGATTGTCACCAACGAGGCGCGCACGTACTCGCCCGAGGGAGAGCGTTCCTTCGTCCGCGACATGATCAACGCGCATCTGCGTAACGACCGCAACGCCTGGGACGGGCTTCACCGTCACATGCAGGAGGAGCGCGCAGTCTCCCGCACGGACACCACGTCCGCTGGCGAGCTTGTCCCCCCGCTGTGGCTCGTGGATATGTACTCCAGCACGCTGCGCCCGGGTCGCACCACGGCTGACCTGCTCGTGAAGCAGGCGCTGCCCGCCGGGACCGACAGCATCAACATCCCCAAGATCACCACGGGGTCTGATGTTGGCATCCAGACTGCGGACAACGCTGCAACCACCACGCAGGATCTCGTGACGGGTTCCATCGAGGCCCCCGTGCGCACCATCTCTGGTTACAGCGATGTTGCTATCCAGCTCGTGGACCAGTCGCCGCTTGCCGGTGGTCTGGATCGCCTGCTGTTTGGTGACCTCATGGCGGCTTACGACTACAAGCTGGACTACCAAGTCCTTCAGGGCGTCGGAACCGCTGGCCAGATGTATGGCCTGATCAACACCACGGGCATCAACGCTGGCACCTACACCTCAGGCACGCCGACCGCCGCAGGCATCGGCACCGCCATCGTGCAGGCCATCAGCACGATTGCCAAGAACCGCTACAAGGGTGCCGAGGCAATCGTCATGCACCCGTCCATCTGGTACTTCCTGGTGGGTCAGACCGACTCGTCCGGTCGTCCGCTGGTTGTTCCCACGTCCAATGGACCGTGGAACAGTGCGGGAGTTGTCACCGAGGCTGGTGGCGCTCAGGGTTCGGTGGGCACGTTCATGGGCCTGCCGGTCTACGCCGATTCGGCTATTGCCGTTGGAGCCAACTCGGAGCTGCCCATCGTGGTCGCCTCGTTCTCGGACAACATCCTCATGGAGTCCGGTATCCGCACCCGCGTCCTGCCGGATGTGGGCAGCGCTTCGCTGACCGTCCGCTTCCAGGTCTACGGGTACACCGCCATGGCGGCTCGCTACCCAACGGGCATCGCCAAGATCGTTGGCACCGGACTCGTTCCGGCGGCTGGCTTCTAGGCAAGCAACTGTGGCGGGGGATCGGGTTACCCGGTCCCCCGCTGTGGTGCTGACATGAATGACAAGAACTACCTAAAAGCCCTGCATGAGGCGCTCGCGTCCGAGACGGACCCCGAGCGCTTCGCCGCGTTACTCGTGCAACTAGATCGCTTCATCGACGATCAGGTGCGCCGCGCCCGCTCCGTTCCCGATGTTGAGCAGCGCTCCACAAGCCGCCGTGGGACCTAGGTGCAGGGCTTAGGTTCCACGGCTTCACCCTGCGGAAGGACCCCCCTGCACATGCCCATCGCCGGAACTTTCTACAGCAATGCCCCGCACGCCAACACCGGATACGGAACACAGACGCGACAGCTCGTCCCCCGCATGATTGGCGACGGCCACAAGATCGCCATTCAAGCTAACTACGGCGTGGAGGCATCCCTGACCGAATGGCAGGGGATCCCGGTCTACCCGCGCGGGTATGACCAGTGGTGTAACGACATGATCGGCCCGTCATTTGATGACTGGACGCAGAGTTGGCCAGATCATCGCCATGTGTTGTTTGGCCTGTTTGATGTCTGGGTAGTCAACTCGTCCAAGCTTGACGAGGTTCCCGTCATCTGGTGGACGCCCGTGGATCATCACCCAGCTCCCCCGGGCGTGATTGAGAAGTTGGACCGCCCTAACTGGACGCCCGTGGCTATGAGCCAGTTCGGCTACGACATGATGCGCAATGCGGGTCTTGAGCGAGCCCGGTACGCACCGCACGCCATTGACACCTCGCTCTACCGTCACACAGAGAACGTCCCTCTAGGTGAGGGCAGTCTCACAGGCCGCCAAGTGATGGGCCTAGATGAATCAGACTCGCACTTTGTTGTTGCGTCCTTCGACGCCAACAAGTCCGCTGGCGGCGTTCACCGCAAGGCGTGGGGTGAAAGGCTGCTCGCCTTCTCCATCTTCGCCAAGCGCCACAGCGATGCCGTTCTGTATATCCACTCGGAGCGCCATGGCGCGATGGGCGGCTGCAAGTTTGACGAGTTGATCAGGGGCGCAGGGATCAACCCCGCACAGGTCCGCTTTGTGAATCAGTGGGCGTTGCGCCTGGGCATCCCTGATAGCACCATGGCCGCTCTGTACTCGGCTGCCGATGTTGTTCTCATGCCGTCACTGGGTGAGGGCTTTGGCCTTGTCGCACTGGAGGCGCAGTCCACGGGGTCGCGGGTGATCCTGAACGACAGCACCGCTCAGACCGAGCTGTGCGGGCCGGACTCCTACCTCGTCAACGGCCAGCCCTTGTGGGATGACAGCCAGAGCGCTTGGTGGTCAACCCCTAATGTCGGTTCCATCGTTGAGGCACTGGAAGACGCCTACAACAGTGGGCGCGGTCCTTCAATGAAGAACAGGCGCTTTGCCCAGCAGTGGGACGCAGACAAGGTCTATCGGGAACACTGGCGGCCAATCCTGCTGGAGGCCCAGCAGTGATCCCGTGCATGGTGGTCCCCATCCTCAACCGCCCAGAACTACTGGACCGGATGCTCTCCAGCGTGGATCACCCGGTGGACACCTTGGTGATCATCGACAACGGCGGCGTGGTGGACCCATCCCTGAATCCACAGTGGGCCAGCAGGACTCACGTCCTAACGATGCCAAGCAACCTAGGCGTGGCGACCTCATGGAACCTTGGTATCAAGTCCACGCCGTTCGCGCCGTGGTGGTTGATCGTCAATTCTGATGTGACGTGGCGCTCTGGACTCTTGGCGCGCTTTGACACCGGAGACGCCAGAGAGGTTCTTCGGCTGTCTGGGTGCATCCCACCGTGGTGCGCGTTCGGCATCGGTGAGGACGTAGTCAACTCCGTGGGGCTGTTTGATGAAGCCATACACCCGGCGTACTTTGAGGACACTGACTATGAAAGGCGCTGTAAGGCCGCTGGAGTGCCTATTCATCTGTCAGGCATAACAGTTGACCACGACAACTCCTCAACCCTTGACGGTGGCTACCACGACGCCAACGCACGCACCTACGCGGAAAACCGCGCCTACTCAATGTCCAAGTCCTATCGGGGTGACATGTCCGAGGGTCGATGGTCGCTCAAGCGCAGGAGGGACCTGTCGTGGGACTGACGGTCCAGCGGGACTGGTACGCCGGAGAGACCATCTGGGTAGTGGGCTCGGGGGCATCCTTGGACTACATAGATGCCTCATTCTTTGACGACAAGCTCTGCGTGGTTGTGAACCGCGTTGGGATAACCAAGCCGCTGCGAGAGTTCTTCACGGTGACGCATTACCACCGAGACGCCATGCTCGTGGCCAACGCCAGACCAGATCTTCCAGTCGTAGTCCCCGAGGCCGACCTGGGGGCCGGTGGACCGGAGGCCGCAGACCGGCAGCCAGAAGAGCCAAACGTCTACCGTTTCCCGACTGGCCCGCAGAGGTTCTCGTCCTTCGATGCACAGAAGCATTGGCCCAGCGACCCAGATGCACTTGTGGTCGGGCCGACCAGCCTTCACATGACCATGCACTTCGCCCACTGGCTGGGGGCGGCGTCCATCGTCCTAGTGGGTGCAGACTGCGGGACGCTGGGAAGCCGGTCCAACTTTGACGGATACTCCGTTGGGGACAATCCGTTTGAGGTCTGGGGGCGAACACTCCCCGGCGTTGCCGACCAACTACGCAAGCGCGGGACCGCTGTCCATAGCCTTAACCCCTTTGTCAATCTTCAGTGCGAGGGAGTGCCGTACCGCTCCCCGCTCGCCAACATCAACTAACGGAAGGGCGGCGCGATGACATACGCCTCGTTGGGCCAGATCAAGTCAGCCCTGGCTATCTCGTCCACCGACTCGGTAGACGACGAGACGCTCATGCTCGCACTGTCCGCAGCTTCGGAGCAGATTGACGCATACTGCGGTCGCACGTTCAGCGAGACCGGCGTGACGGAGGTGCGCTACTTCGCCTCCTACAAGTCGGACCAAGTTGAGGTTGACGACATGGACGGTGCCCCCACTGAGTTCGCCTACTCCAGCAACGGCAACGGCGTTTACGATTCCACCATTGACTTGGGCAACCTAGCCCTGCTTCCCAGTAACGGAAGCGTGGACGGGCTGCGCTGGCCCACGACGGCAGTCCGCGTGCTTACGACGGAGAACCTGCCTGTGTCGCGTAACGGTGAGCCCACGGTGGCAATCACGGCAACGTGGGGCTTTGGGTACGTCCCCACCTCAGTGGTGCGCGCCTGCATCGCACAGGCGAGCCGCCTGCACGCCCGAAACCTCAGCCCCTACGGCGTGGCCGGTTTCGGAGATATGGGCGTGGTGAGGCTCGCACAGGGCCTTGACGTTGACGTGCAGCAACTCTTGACCCCCTATTGCAAGATTCGGGGCAACCTGTGAGCATCGCCGCACTGCGTGAGGGCTTGGCCACCAACCTTCGGACCATCTCAGGTCTGCGCGTGGTGTCCTACTCCCCCGACGCAGTGGAAGTGCCCATGGCAATCGTGGGTGCGCCAAGCATCGACTATGACACCGCGATGGCTCGGGGAAGTGACGAGTACACGTTCACCGTTGATGTCCTCGTATCCCGGGCTGTCTCGCGGGCCGCTCAGAAGGAACTAGATGCCTACTGCGACCCCGGCAGCATCAAGGCAGCCATTGAGTCAGACCGGACCCTAGGGGGCGCGGCCTTTGATTGCCGAGTCACCTCCCTGAACTCTTACCGACAGGAAGTCGTCGGTGAGACCCCATACCTGTCCGCATCATTCACCGTGCAGGTCGTCACCCAATAAGGAGCCACCATGGCAAAGCTCATCTTTATCAACGCCTTCGTGAGCGTGGCAGGCACGGACCTGTCGGACCACGTCGCATCTGTTACTTGGAACGAAACCGCAGCAGAGGTCTCGGCCAATGCCTTCGGCTCTGGATACGAGGATCGCTTGGGCGGCCTGAAGTCGGCGTCCGTCCAGATCTCGTTCCACCAGGACTTTGCCGCAAGCAGCGTCTACCAGACGCTTACCGGGCTGCTCGGCACCTCCACCACGGTGATCGTGCGCCCCAATGGAACCAGTGGCGGCACGGCCAACCCTGGCCGGACTGGGTCCTTCCTTGTCTCCACCCTCACCCCTGTTGGTGGAGCTGTCGGCGACCTGCTCACTCAGGACATCACCTGGAACAGCACCGGCACGTTCGGCTCAGCCTGACCCCTAGATAGGAGCCCTGCATGAAACTCACATTCAATGTCACCTATAACGATAAGTCGGCGGTGGACACGACTGCAACCACCGCCGACTTCGTCGCCTTTGAGGGCGCGTACAGCCGCAGCATTATGAACCTAGAGGCAGACCTCAGGCTTACGGATGTCTGCTGGCTGGCGTGGCGCTCTCTCAGTAGGACTGGGATCACCGGGCTGGACTTCAACGCATGGCTAGATACCGTCGATGAGGTCCAGTTGATTGACGGGGAGGCAACCCCCGCCCCTTTGGAGCCGACAGCGAACACCTCCGCATAGCGCGGCTGGCCCACGCTTACGGAATCGCGCCGAGAGATCTGCTCAAGGAATCCGAGCGAATGTTGTTCACCATGGAGCGCTACCTGATGCTCAGAGAGAACGGGAGCGGCTGATGGCTTACATGGGTGGAGGGGCAGGCTGGGCCAAGCTGACGCAACGTGGTCGAGGGTCTGGCGGCTTCGATGTGTCGTGGTACGGCGCTGACATGCTCCAAGAGGCCATGCAGGGAATCGCGGACGGCTTGGTCTGGACGGACAAGGGAGACCTGATCCCCCGCAAGACCGCTGCCAACCGAGAGATGCGGGCGGCGGCCAAGTCCATCGCCGCTGATCTACTGGTTCCGCAAATGAAGCGCACGGCCAGAGTGTCACCCACGCCTCAAGCACGAGCCATGGCCGAGACGGTCAGGGCCAGGTCTGACCGCTTGATCATGGTTCAGGTGGGCGGCGTCAACCCTCCACTGTCTGGGTTTCGCCGTGGGCGAGGAGCCAAACGAGCTAAGGGCCGTTCGGGTGGCGCTGGCCGCGACGCGTCGTCGCGGACATACCGCACGACGCTTGCATGGGGCTCAGAGTTTGGACCCAAGGGTGGTCGCAGGATGCCCACAACCTTGGGCGGCAAGTCTCCATCAGGTGCGGTGAACCACTACAAGGCTCCTCGCAATGAGCGCGGCTACTGGGTGCTTCCAGCTGTAGACGATGTCTTTGACAAGGCAGTGGACCGCTGGGAAGCCGCCGTCCAATCCATCATTGACCGATACGTAAGGGGGAGGACGTAATGGCTACCCTTCCCGGCCTTGTCATCAAGATTGGTGCCAACACCAAAGACGCAATCGACGGCCTAAACAAGGTCAACGGAGCCTTGGGCAAGTCAGCAACCTCAAGCGACAAGTTCCGCGCATCTTGGTCCAAGATGAAGCCCGCCTTGGCTGCTGTTGGTGTGGCTATGACTGCCGTGACAGTGAAGATCGGCGTAGACGCGGTCATGGCTGCGTCAGACTTCAGCGAGGCAGTTTCCAAGTCTCGCGTCCTGTTCGGTGATGCCACTGACGATATGGTCAAGTGGTCTGAGACCGCCGCCTTCTCCATGGGTCTGTCCAAGACCGCCGCGCTTGACGCCGCCTCCACCTTTGCTGGGCTGGGCAAGGCCGCTGGGATCTCCGGCGACGAGTTGGGGCGCTGGTCGCGGGACTTCTCGCAGCTCGCTGGCGACCTGTCCTCGTTCTCCAACACCTCTGTTGAGGATGCGGTCACGGCGTTGTCGGCTGGGCTCAGAGGGGAATCGGAGCCCCTGCGCAGGTATAACGTGCTTCTGTCAGACGCGGCCCTCAAGGCCGAGGCGATGCGCCAGAAGATCTACGACGGCGTCGGGCCACTGACCCAGCAGCAGAAGGTCCTTGCCGCTTCGGGTGTCATCTTCCGAGATGCGGCAGACGCACAGGGGGACTTTGCGCGCACGGCAGACGGGCTCGCCAACACCTTGCGAACCCTGAACGCCGAGGGGGCCAACCTTCAGATCATCTTGGGCGAGGGAATCGTCCGAGGCATGGGTGACACCCTCCAGATGGGCGGCGACCTAAACCGCAACCTTCAGCTCATGGAAGCGTCCATGAGCAACATTGGCGAGACTGCTGGCTCTGCAATCCCGCTGGCTCTCAATGCCTTTGGCACCTTCATAGATGTGGTCAAGTCCGTCACTGCTGAGGCAATCTGGTCCTTCCAGAAGATGGGCCTTGCGGCCCAGAAGGCCCAAGTCAACGTGGGGGACTTTCTGGGCCTCATCGGGGATGCCGAGGCCGAGGCAGCACGCAAGGCGCTTGACTTGGCATACGCCAACAACGAGGCGGCCTATAAGCAAGAGATCATGGCTATCCATATCAAGGACACCACCGGCGCGCTTGGCGATCAGGCTGACGCGGCCAAGGGTGCCGAGAGGAACAACGGCAAGTACTCATCCTCGCTGGGAGTCATCAGCGATGAGGCGAGCGCGGCGACAGTCCAGCTCAAGCGCATGAAGTCGCAGATGGACAAGATGGCCGCCAACCGCAGCATTGCGCAGCAGCGCATCCGCATGGCGCAGGATCGACAGAACGGCCCAGGCAAGGGCGATAACCTCAGGTCCTTTGGCTTGGGCTACGCCGATCAGGCAGCCCAGTTGGCCCAAGACATTGCCGAGCGCGGTGGAAACTCAGAAGAATCCAAGCGCAAGGCGCGCAAGGTTCTTAATCAAGCACGCGACTACCTCGGAAGCCTTGGCCTCGGAAGCAATTTCACGGACGCTAGCGGTGCCTACCTTGGCACGCCGGGAGGGCTCAAGGGGGGCACCCCCAACACTCGGATGGCAGGCAAGGTCGTGGATGAGTCCCGCAAGATGGGGACCACAACCATCTACGAGTTCAACGGAGACCTTGTCGTCAGGGATGCTGCTGACGCCGCCGAGCAGGCTACCCGCGCCAGTCGCCTGAAGGGGCTTAGTGGTGGAAGATCCTACGGAGGCTATCGCCGATGATTAGCCTGAGCATCGACCGGGGAAGCCTTGGCCTGACGCCCCTGACCATCTCCGACTCTGGCTCAGGGTCGCTGGTTCTCGTCTCGTTCTCACCTGGCGCACGCCAGCGGGACAACGTCATCGCTCAGTCGCGTTGGCTTGATGGTGGGCGGCTCACGTCCTCGCGCACCGAGGTTGTCACGCTCGACGCTGCCATCCGCATCAACGGCAGCACCATCTCCGACATCCAGACTAAAGCCGATGAGCTTGACACGGCTTTGACCCAGTTTGGCTACACCCTCACGCAGACAGCAGGCTCGCTGGTGACGACCTACACCTG